AAAGTTTCACTAAAGGGGATACTTATGGGTAAGAATTATGGTGGCCGTTCTGAAAAAGGTCAGGGTGGCTATAAAAGTCCTGGAGAAAAAGGAACAGCTGGTTCAAGAAATGGTGCTATGCCAAATGGCGACATGGCTATGGCTGGGCTTAATCAAGGTGATATGTCACCAAGAATTAAAGACTATCAGAAGCCTAGCAAAGACTTTTCTCAGGAAGGTTTTAGCAAGACACTAGATTATATCGAGCGTCAAGATAAATTTCAGGCTACTGAGGCTACTACAGTAGAAAAGCAAGCTTATAAAGGGAGATATTCTTAATGGCTAAGTCTTCATCATCAAAAGATAGACCAGGTCGTATAGAAATCCAGAAAGGCCCGATTAGCATGGATGAGCAATATTCTTTGGCGTTTCCAAGGGAACCCGAACGAACACGCGAAGATATGCAGAATCTTGCAGATAGGCGAGCTGGTATGACTCTTACAAAGCATGAGCCTAAGCGTTAATTATAAAACGTTTTATATTGGGGTCGGATTGTACAATCTGAACCCCTTTTTATTTGGGTTGGGTATTCCTGGCCGATTCGGGTGTTCTCCGAATTAAAAAAAGAGACTCGCCGTCGGCAGCCAGATGCAGCTCGTGGTAAGGATTGATCACCTGATGAGGGTTAGGTCTTGCCTGGATCATCCTAGACTAAATGGATCCAGGACGTATAATGAATCTTCTGATTTGAAAATACCATGTACATAAATTGTATCTTTGTGGTACATAAAAAATACCAAAAAACCACAAAAAATATACAAGGTATGTACATGATTGTAGTAATCGGCGGTGTAAAAGGGGGGACTGGTAAAACAACAATCTCCACTAATCTAGCAGTTTTAAGATCATCAAATGGTAAGAAAGTTTTACTAGTTGATGCTGACGAACAAAAATCATCATCTTCATTTTCATCACAGAGAGACGCCTTAGGAATCGAAACCAAATGGTCCACCATTCAATTGGGTGGAAAAGAATTGCATTCACAAGTTAAGCGTTTAAAACCGGATTATGATGATATTATCATTGATGTAGGCGGTCGACAAACAACATCACAACGTTCAGCTCTTTTAGTGGCTGATGTCTATGTCTTACCTTTCAATCCAGCCTCTTACGATATTTGGACAGTTGGAGAAGTTAATACCATTATTAGAGACATGAAAACAGCCAATCCAAAATTAAAGGCTTTGGCTTTTATTAACAGGGCTGATCCAAGAGGATCAGATAATGAAGAATCAATAGGCATCTTGGAAGAATGTAAGGAATTTGAATGTTTAAAATTTACGATTGGTAACAGAAAAACATTTAGGACTTCATCTGGTGAAGGTCTAAGTGTAATGGAAGTAAAAAACCCAGATAAAAAAGCTATACAAGAGATAACCGATCTTTATGATTATATATACATAAAATGTATGGATTGAGTATAACATTTGTATCATATAAATATTATTTATGTACAAAACAAATACAGGAAGTGTACGAAAATGGTTAAAAAATTGATAGTGAAACCAATTGAGAAAGCCGAAATAGATATTGATGAGTTATTATCCAAGGGCGCACCAGTAAAAGAAGATATTGTTTTGGAAAAAGAAGAGTCTAAATGGTCTAATGTAAACTTTAGACTTCCTACAGAAATGCTTCAAACTGTCGATGAAGTTTTAAGAGATAGGGTTGGTATATCTAGAAATGGCTGGTTGCAAGAAGCGGTGAATGAAAAGTTACTTAGATCTGGTAAGGCTTATAAGATTTTGAATAAAGACTGATATGGGAAAAATTGGGCAATGATTGAAAAAATATTAATCTGCCATTGTGGTAATAAATATTCTGTTTCATATCCTCATGGTGGTATATATTGTACTATATGCAAAGCATATGCTACTTGGTCAAAAAACCAGATATGAGGTATTTCTATGATGCCATTAAGCCGATCAATCTCAATGTGGAACGTCCATGACCCTGAAGAACATCAGATAAACCAACCACAAAATCCAGCAGATGAAAGAACACAAGACGAAAATGAAATGCTTGAGATAAGGCTTGATTTGATTGCCACCGCTCAAGTTCTTGATGCAGAGATGGAGCCAGGAACACCAGTAAAGCCACCTGAACGTGGTTGTTGTAATGATATGTGTGCGATACTTTAAGGAGTAAATGATTGCATGATGGAGAGAAAATGACAAAGCAAAATAAGTGGATGCCGAAACCTCGAACATAGATGCAAAGATTGTGGTAGGCTGTATTGTATGAAAACTTTCCCTAAGATGGAATGGATTAGTGTTAAAGATAGATTACCTGAGAATCATCAAGAAGTTTTATTTATATACAGTGATAAACATGGCGTTACTTTGTTGACAGGATGGTATGATGAAGAAAACCATGAGTGGGTGAGCTCTATTACTGGTTTTTTAAGAGACATATCAGAGAAAGCTTTTGATGATTGTCACTTTAAACCGAATCGTGTCAAATATTGGATGCCATTGCCAGAGGTGGGAAAGGAATAATATGTCAGGTGAATGTAAGAATAGGTAAATAATTTAATTGGCATGAAATCCGCATATACCTCCCAACCAAGGAGCTATATGTCACAAGAAAAAAAAACATTAAACTCTTATATTTCACAAGCTAAAAATATTGAAAAACGTTTAGGATATAGGCCTAATAAATTTCACCTCATGTATAAAATGCAAATTACTATGAAATGCGCTGAGGATATATTAAAAGAGTTTTAATTGGGAAATAAACAATGACTGATATTATTAAATGCGCTAAATGCGGACATGTTCTAATTTCTGGAAGAGGTGCGATAGCTATATTTGGGGCTGGAACTTCCATAGAATGCTTAAAATGTGGAAATAAATATGTATTTGGAAAAAACCCAATTGTACGATAATTTCGTACAACTGAGCTTTATTTAATTAAGCAACTATAACCTTAGTTTCCTTTTTTCCTTCTTGGTTTCCGATAAGGGAATCGCCACGATAAAACATATTTTCAACCCAGTTCCCCATTTCATCCTTTGTGAAGCCAAAATATTCTAATTGCAAGTTCTCCCATCTTTTTATTTGCTCAACTTGTTCATGTGGGTATAATCCAGGATTCATAACAATATTAATCATTTGAGATCTATGAGGCAATTCCCAGCAAAAATAAATATCTCCGTTAGGATAAACATGAAACAGCATCATATCTTGTTCAGGATAAGGACGATATTTAGTTATCTTTCTTATTCTTACTAATCCTCTTTTAAGCATTAAGTCATATTTTTCATATAAAGCTAAATAAAACGGTTTTCCTTTTAATTCATCATCTTTCATTCCAATTTCAATAGCTTCATTTATATCTGTCACTAAATCTTTTTTTATTTCATGGTTAACATCACCAATAACAACTCCTTTCTCTCCGTTTATTTGTGCTTCTCTGTAAATTGAACCAACGGTATTTCTTGTAGGATCAATTTTTGATTGTATTCCCATTAGGTGAATCCTTTTATTTTTCTTGTCCAGTGATTATTAGTTTGGTCTCTGTGGCCCTGTTGAGCACATTCTAAGGAACAAAATATTGTTCTTTGTCTTTTCTTTACATTTTCCTTATGAAAAATCTTTTTTCCGCAAGATCTGCAATTCATTGGCTTTACATTTCGGAATTGTACTGAATTTTCTAGTTTTTTCTGAAAAACACACTTATAACAAATATTCTCATTTTTTATGAAATCATTAACTAACTTATCTTTTTTGCAATTAACGCAAATCATAACCCTCATTTTTATATAGACTTATAATAATTTTATTATAGAAAGTCAATATGAGGGCGTATATCTAAGGCGATTAAAGCCCGATCGCTGCGGCGTAAATAAATGTGGGCCTAGCCGACCACCAAACAAAAAGGAAATTCATGACTGAAGAAGTTCAAAATAGCGAAGTCCAGGCGGTAGCACCCCAGGAACAACAACAAGTCAATGAAGTGAAAGAGACTCAAGCAATTCAAGAGCCGGTTACTAACCAGCATTTGAAAGCAATGCGTCTTAAGAATGCCGAACTCGAAAGAGAACTGAAGCAATTGAGAGAAGCTCAGATGCAAATTTTGCAAGCACAGCTTGGCAATATGTCATCTAAGCCTCAAGAGGTTGATGAGTTTGATAAAATCGGTGATGAAGAGTTTATTCCTTTAGGTAAGGTGAAGAAGCTAGCTGAGAAAAATACTCAGAAAGTACTCAAAAACGCCGAAGAGCTTGTTCGCCAAGAGGTGCAAAAGGCACTTCAAAAGCAACAAAACGATCAATTTTTAGATCGACTCAATCGTCAATATTCAGATTTCTCCGAGGTCGTCAATCCTGAAACTTTATCAATTTTAGAGGAAAAGGAACCGGAATTGGCGGCTACGATTGCGGATTTAAAAGATCCATATAAAATCGGAGTCCAAAGCTACAAATACATTAAAGCGATGGGTCTTACTCAATCGGCTAAGGAAGCTAGAAGAGAAAAGCAAATAGATAAAGCTATAGAAAAGTCAGAGAAGGCTATTCAGTCTCCCATGGCTTTTGATAAGCGGCCTATTGCCCAGGCTTTCAAGCTAACTGATGCTATGAAGAAAGATCTTTACCGTGAAATGCATGGATATGCAGCCCTTGCCAGCTCGGTTCCCGAAATGACCTAATAGGTCAAGGGGAAACTAAATGTCAGTATCTATTGCAACGCTGCCTCCACAAATTCAGCAGCGTTATAATGCTAAGTTACTGTCAACTCCAGAGCACAATTTAATTCATCAATTGTTTGCTACTCCTGTTGAGTTGCCAGATAATCAGGGTTTTATTGATCGTCAGTCACGTTATGACAGATTAGATCTGTTTGAAGTGCCTTTAGACGATGCACAAAATAACCCACCACCACAACAGCTTAACCGCGTTGATGTCGATTGCCGAGTCAGAGTTTATGCGACTTATATTGTATTGACTCGTCAGGTTACTATCACTAACGAAGACCCCGTGTTAAATAGCGCAGCAGCTCGTTTAGGACAAAGCTTGAGAGAAACTCAAGACGCTCTACAGAGAGATAATTTAGAAAGTTCGGCAAGTATTATAAACTGCGTGGGTGGTACTAATGGCGATATTCCAACAGAAATGTCTATTTCTGATGTGGATGACGTCTTTACAGTTCTGCAAAACAATAGCGGTGAATATATAACCAATATTGTTGAAGCCGATTTGAAATTTGGTACAAGTCCGATCGGTGATGCCTACGGTTGTATGTTAACAACTCGTATGATCCCTGTGTTGTATAATATGTCTGGATTTGTGAAGAAATTCCAGTATCCAAATATTTCTCAAACATTAAGTACAGAAATAGGCGGAGCAAATAATGTAAGATTCTTCGTATCAGAGCAAGGTTCTGTCACTCCAAATGCTTCATTGCTTGGAAATGACATTGCTAACTGCTTTGTAGCTGCGAAAGAGGCTTATAAAGTGGTATGGCAGGCTGGTGGTAAAGCTCGCTTTATCTATCTGCCCCCAGGATACAATAATGACCCTTGTATGCTCCGACATACTGCCGGATGCTCCTTCTACCAGGGCCAATGTATTACCAATGATTTGTGGATCCAAAACCTACGATCAACAGGTATATAAGGAGGTTCATTTATGGGAGCACCATATCAATTTATTGGTTCTGGGTATTATACCTCAGACACAACAGCGCAAAATATTGCGTTATCTGATCGCCCTGATTATTTTTCTGTAGAAGACAGAACTCTTTGGGGTGCAGCTAACACAGCCGTTGCAGCCATGAAAAGCTGGTGGAGGCGTGATATGGCATCTGGAAGTTATCTTCAGATTGGCCAGATCAGTGCTGCTGCCGCATCTAACTATATGTACGGTGCGCAAGGAACAAGCGGTGGTTTTACTTTTATTGATCAAACTAATCCTCCAGTATTTGCAAAAGTTGCAGTTACAGGCGTTAACGGTACAACAGGCGTTGTTCTTACAGGAACAACAACTGGTCTAGCTGTTGGCGATTGGGTAAGATTGATTAATATCGTAGGGGCTCAAGAATTGAGCGGTCCTATTGCATATCAAATTACTGCAGTTAGTGCAGGAGTAAGCTTTACTCTTGGATATTTTGCAACAGCTGCAAGCGCAGGATTTTCTGTTTCAAATGGTACAACTGGATATTACCAAAAAGTTTATCCTGGCTTTATGTATCCAAGCAAGCAATATGTTATTGGTATTACACAAGCTGTTCAAGCTAAAGTTTATTTTCCTCGTAAAAATGACTTTACTGTTGGAGAGTTGGTTGATTTCCAAATTCCATCATCGTATGGAATGACACAATTGAATAACTTAACTGCCGCTCCTCCATATCCTCAAAATGGATCTGGTAATAAACCAGGTGCAGCAAGGGTTTTAGTTGTGACAAATTCTGCGACTGAATCATCAATAGTTATTGATTATAATACGACAGGATTCACTGCTTTTGCTCAACCTGTTTCGGCAAGTTTTGCAAGTGGGCATTCACCAGCAACTTGCTTTCCGGCAGGTTCAGGCGTTGTGCCTTATAATGGTAGTGCAACTATTCCTCAAAGTCCTCCAGGAACTAACTTAGTTGATTCCTTTGACAATCGTGCTCAATATGTAATGAATCTTGGCACGAGCGTTGTTGGTGCAAATAACTCAGTTATGTATTGGGAAGCTTATAGAGGTGACTATTTCAACGGCATAACTAATGCCTAAACCAAAGAGGAGGGACAAATTGTCCCTCCTCTCTAAATAAAGGTGTATCATGGAAGTAAGAGAAATTAGTAAAAAATTAAAAAAAACATTGCCACCTCAAGAAAAAGAAGACTTAGTTAAGAAAATGCGTAAAGAAGATGACAAAGTTATAACTGGCATGTTCGAGTTTTTGGATGCTCAAGGTGGATGGCTTGAATTTACTCACAGAAAATATCCGGGTGAAGCAATTCAAATTATAAAATTAGTGCATGGTGAAATTTGCGATCTTCCCATGGGAATTGTTAAGCATTTGAATAACACTAAGAAGAAAGTTCGTAGATACTCTATGGAACTTCCTGCAAGTGGTCAAAGAATACCTAGAAGTTATGAAACTATATCAAGGGTCAGATTTACCCCAACATCGGTATTATGAGTACTCAGAATTCAAATTATGGCCCTCCATTTGGTACAGAGTTCATACCAAACTTGCAATATATTTCTAATATTACGCAAGCAGCACCGGCTATTGTTACTTTTACGAGTAATCATAATTTTACAATAGGGGAGTGGATTAGCTTTCGCATTCCTCCTCCTAATGGCATGATTCAGCTTAATAATAAGAAAGCTTTAATACTTTCGATTAGCCCAAATACAGTAACAATAAAAGTAGACAGTTTGCAATTTTATCCGTTTATATATGTGCAAGACCCACAAGTACCTTGTGTTGCTGTTCCTGCTGGTTCAGGGATTCCTCCAGGAACAGCTATGGTCACCCTAGAAGATGCATTTGATAACCAACCTTTATTATGACAACATTTGTTCCAACATTTCCGTTGTATCCAACTCTTGCTAATGCTGTTACAAAGACTCGTAAGCTCACGGGTTCTAGTAATTCATTTCAGGTTACAGATGAATATATTGTGCAGCAAATGCACAGTTTTTATTCCTATGATTTACCAGCTAAATTTCGTTCTTTAAAATTAAAAGACATATACACATTTACAACAAATATAGGCCAAGATGTTTATCCTTTTAATAGCGAATTATATGTTACAGTTAATCAGCCCTGTTATTGTTCTAAAAGAGAAATTCGTTTATTTACTGACCCATGGAATTTCTATGGAGTAAACTTCAACTGGCAGCAATTTACAAACTTTGCTTCAGGTGATGGATCTACAGGTCCATATTCTGGGTTTACAACCGCTGCCCCTCTTATTGGGAGTGTAAATAATGATCCTGGAACTCAAACACAACCTAACTTATTTTTTCCTCAAAGCAGGGTTCAGAATATTCTCATTACTGCAAATGTTATTGGATCTAATGGTGTAGGTTTAACTCAGAATGTTACAGATGATGGTCAGGGTAATTTAATTCAGATATTTCAAACTTCTAATAATTCAAATCAAGAATATGGTTGGACCTACTATCGTCAATATGCTTCATCTACGCCAACAATTCCAGGAAATGCGACTATCAACTATCAAACTGGGGAAATAACTGGTTTGGTGTTTGCTCAAGCAATACCTGATGGTACCCCAATTCAGATTCAATATAATCCTAAGCAATTTTCTATACCCTTAGCAATCATGTTTTATCAGAATCAGTTCACGCTCGCTCCAACCCCTGATGCTGGTTATACAATTGAACTTACTTGCTATCGCCAACCTATTCAGGCTTTATTAGCTTCTGACATGTCAGGAAATCCAGAGCTCTCCGAATGGTGGGAAATTCTTTCAGTTGGTGCTGCTAAAAAGATATTTGAAGAAAGGCTAGATACAGATGGCGTCATGTTTATCGATAAAATGCTCAAGGAAAGATATGATGTTATTGAAACTAGAACTTACGCTCAATTGGGTCAGCAACGTATTAATACTATCTACACGGATCAACTTACTATGAATTATGGTGCAGGTGGTAATAACACTGGTTTTGGATCAATATGAAGAAAAAACAGTCAGCTAAAATTCCTCAAGTTAAAAAGAAGAAACTTAAATCTTTACCAAACAAACCTATTCCCACGGGTGGTGTTCCGTTTGTTGGTAGATCAACTACAGGTTAATTTATGGTTGTTATTAAGGGAAAAGAAAAGAAACTTAAAAAGCCTTTGACTGCTTTTGAAGTTCAATTAAGTGAAAGGTCGAAAAAGAAGTTAAAAAGACCTCAAGATAATCAACCTATTCCAACCGTTGCAGTTTAAGGATTATTTATGCCTATACCTACATTTACCCCAGGTTATCCTCCCGATGGTTCTTCTTTAGGTCAAACTAAATCAACTATAAGAAATAACCTTGATGGAACATTTCAGACTTTGGCTATAGATCATATAGATAACAATGGAAATCCTGGTGCTAAACCTGCTGGATATCATAAAGTTATTCATATGGTTCCACAAGCAGCAAATCCAGCTCCTGTAGGGGGTTATGGTGAACTTTATTGCCGTCAGATTAATAGTGTTAATTTGGATGAAGCTTTATTTTATGAATCTGGGGGTGGTAGAGTTGCTCAATTAACCATGAATGTAGCACCCTCAGCTGCAACTAACGGTTATAGTTACCTTCCAGGTGGTATTCTTGTTCAATGGGGTCAGGTTACTTCTACTAGTTCAAGTATGATTTCTGAAAACTATAATATTCCTTTTCCAAATGCTGTCTTTACTGTTATGGCACAAATTTATGGAAGTGGATCACCTGCTAATGGAAATGGAAATATTCAGATAAGAAAATCTTCACTTTCTTCAACTTCAGCTTTTCAATGGGCCATGATCACGGATTCTAGTGAATATACTGGTTTCTTTTGGGTAGCTATAGGTAACTAAAATGAATAGTGGCTTTCAACAAGTCTTAATCGGTGGCTATCCTGGCGGTGGTCTTACAAAAGACAAAAAGCCTTTATTACTATCCCATGAAGCTTATTCGGAATTAAATAATGCCTATGTTTATCGTGACAGAACTAAGAAACGTGATGGCGAAGTCCCTATGGGTCGTTTACGCCGAGTTTTTGTTGACGAAGCTATAGGAAATAATTCTGCCTCTCCGTGGACTTTCAATATTTATACTAAACTTGGTATTACACCTGAAGCAAATGCAGAAATTGATCCAGGTAGCGTTAATATTTCTATAGCTACTTTAGCAACTCCATTTGTTGATCAAGGTGATGGGACTCTTATAAATGCTACTCCTGGAAATTCGGGCATTATTAATTACATGACAGGAAGCGTGACTCTTACTATGACTGTAGGAGCCGGGCTTGCAACAACTTTATCTGTTAATTATTTTCCTGCTTTACCTGTCATGGGAATACTGAGAAGAGAAGTTGCAACGCTTGGTATAGATGCAACGGTTTTCTTTGATACTGTCTATGCTTATCAATATCTTAACGGTTTTCAAGAACTTGTTCCAGGTACAACTTGGACTGGAACAAATACAGATTTCTTTTGGGGAGCAAACTTTCAAGGTGCAACTGCTGATCTAAGGTACTTTTTTGTTACAAATAACAATCTT